GTGGAAACGGCTCAGATCACGACGGTGGCATGTTTAACATCTAATGTCGATAAAGAACTTAAAGCCAAGTAATAATTCAGGCCACATTCAAGGTTATTTTAAACCTACTAATCCAGACAAATATATTGGCCCTACTCCCATCATCTACAGAAGTTCATGGGAGCGCAAGTTCATGATTATGTGTGACACTAGAGACCATGTGTTAAAATGGTCTAGCGAACCTGTTACAATTAAATATTGGTCATCTATAGATAATAAAGAACATAAATATTATCCAGACTTCTACATGAAGACCAAAACAGAAGAAGGCGAAAAAGAGTTTTTAGTTGAGGTAAAACCAGAAGCTCAGATTAAAAAGCCAAAGCCACCAACCAAGAATTCAAAGAAGGCTCTTAACTCATATAAGTTTTTGGCAGAGCAATACATAAAAAATAGAGACAAATATGCATACGCTAAACAATGGGCAGAAGCTCGTGGATGGCGTTTCATTGTGCTTACTGAAAAGACTCTAGGCTAAGATGGGTAAAATTAAGAAAGACATAAAAGAATTAAGCCGAGAAGCTGGTGGCAAAACTAAAGCACGTAAAGAGGCTGAAAAATGGTTTGTTGAGAGCAGCAAAAACGTTAGAGAAGGTGCTGTGGCTAGATATGGTGGTAGATTTAGAACAGGCATGATTCACGTGTTTAGATATGATAAGCCTAAAAATGAAGCAACTCTACCGTGGTGGGATCGCAATCCAGTTGTTCTTGCACTGGATTCAGTAGAAGGAAACGACTTCGGTATTAACCTTAATCTATTACCAGTCTCTTTTAAAGAAGATATGCTGGACTTGATATATGATAGACTAGAAGGTCAAATTGAGTCTAAAAAAGCAGGCAAAAACGGCGTGGCAAGAATGCAAGGTCAAATACCATTAACATATACTGGTGCTAAGGCCTTTCTAGAGCGATTTGGACTGGGTTTTGCCGTTAGACAATACATACCAGCATTAAAATCAAATCAAAAAATAGTTAACTATGAAAACTGGGCTAGAATAGCACTTTGCGACTTTATTGAACTCAACGGAGCTTCAATTGGGCAGATTAGATACCAGTTCAGAAATCATCTTAGAAAATAGGATATATAAAATTGAAAATACTATCATAATATGGCAGGTTATACAAATAAAAGAAACGGACCTTTAAGTTACGGTAGCAAACCGTTTAACTTATCGAACACGTTGAAGTCACTTTCATCATTCGGTATGCGTTATGATGACATGGTTCTACGCCAGTCTCAGGCAATAGGCCCAATGGAGGATATGTTTGGCTATGGTCAGATGAATCCAATGGGTATTGACAATGATGACATCTACGGTGCGTTTGCTGCTCTGTCGATGACCGACATTAACCTTAAGAAGAACATTCCGTTCTTTGACCAAGAATATCAACAGAAGAGAGAAGAACTCAGAGACTTTTCAATCAATGATGAGATTGAAGATATTCTAGACATTCTTTGCGATGAGACTGTAGTTTATGATGATAAAAACTTTTTCTGTCAACCTGAAATCTTAGGACTTGACGTTTCTGAAAAAGTTGAGAAAGACCTCAACAAATATTTCAGACAGATCTACCACTATTTTGGTTTTAACACAGACCAATCAGCTTGGTACTATTTTAGAAAGTTTCTAGTTGATGGTTATCTAGCGTTTGAGATTATATACAATCCAGATCAAACTGAGATTATTGGTTTCAAAGAGATTGATCCGATTACACTTATTCCAGGCTACAACCATGATGATGGTAAAAAAGTTTGGGTACAATTTAAAGACGATCCAACAAAAGAACGTAAACTTTACGATTCGCAGGTTCTTTACATATCTTACTCTTCAATTACAACGGCAAGCCGTGTAAGTTATCTAGAACGACTAATCAGAGCATTTAACTTATTAAGAATCATGGAACATACAAGAGTTGTATGGGCTGTGACTAATGCTTCGTTTAGAATGAAGTTTATTATTCCAGTTGGAGGTAAGTCTAAGACTCGTGCTAAGCAATCCTTGGCACAGCTGATGAACTCTTATAAGGAGAATGTTGATTTTGATTGGGAAAGTGCAACACTACACACAGATGGCCAGCCAATGCTACAGTTCAACAAAGAGTACTGGTTACCTTCAAAAGATGGTGAACAGCCAGAAATTGAAACACTTGGAGGCGATGGACCAGATTTATCAGATACTGAAGCACTTAAGTACTTCAGTGATAAATTAAAGCACGTATCTAAAATTCCTTACTCAAGATTCTTATATGAAGATGGCGGTGGAGACTTTAACCTTGCAGCTGATGGTATGATTCGTGATGAGATCAAGTTCAGCAAGTTTATCAAGCGTTTAAGATCTACATTCCAAGAAATACTAGTTAAGCCACTTTTTATTCAAATGTGTCTTAAATACCCAGAATTTAGCGAAGACCCACAGTTTAAAACTCAAGTTGCATTAAGATTCAACGAAGAGAATATGTTTGCTGAATTAAAGCACATGGAAATCATGGAGCGTAGACTAGAATTCATCGGTAGTATGAGAGACAGTCTGATGACAACCAACCAAGAAACAATGGAAGAAGAGTACTACTTTGAAATGGAGTACCTTGTGAAAAAATACCTTAAATTGACTGACGATGAGATTCAAGCCAACGCAGCGGCAAAAACCAGAGTAGATATGGAAGAAGCTGGTGAAGAGAGTGATGAGGATCAAATGGGCGGTCTTGGATTTTAAAAGATATATAGATTATGAAAATTTACAAAACATTTGAATCATTCATAAAAGAGGCTCTAAAAGCTGGCGAAGAATCTGAAATTTACGTTGATGACTATACTCTAGATTCTGGTGAGACTATTAAGGCCGCTGAGATACTAGGTGCGATTAAGGCATCACCAACCGAAAAGGAATTCAAGCAGTACTTCTTTGATGAGTATGGTGAAGGTTCTTTCGCTAGTGGTGAATTAGAAAAAATAACTGCCTTTTTTAACGAGGTTAAAGCTGAAGAGAAGGAGAAAGAAGCCGAAGAAGAAAAGGAGAAAGAAGAGGCTGATAAGGCTAAAGAAGGCGGAGACGCAGGTGAGCCTAAGCTAGACCTTGACATCTAATAAGATATTTACATAAGCAAAGCTGATATATATTAAAAATAGAAAAACACATAGAATGAAAAATAGTAAAGATTTATTGATCGTTGAGATGTCCTCATCGGCACTTACGGTTGATAAGAATGAAAACAAAGACTATGTGCTTGAGGGTATTTTTGGTCAAATAGATCAAAAGAACAGAAACAACAGAATCTATACGGAAGATGAATATGTTCCGCAGATTGAGGCTCTTCAAGCAAAAATTAAGTCTTCAAAGCTTTTGGGCGAGTTAGATCACCCAACACAATTCGATACTTCTTTAAAGAACGTGTCACACATAGTAGAAGAACTTTACTATGATAAAGATACAAAAGAAGTACGTGGTAAAATTAGACTTCTAGATACAGATGCTGGCCGTCAGGCTAAAGCACTTGTTGACGCTGGTGTACCACTTCAAATTTCTTCTAGAGCTGCAGGTGCTGTTGAATCTAACGGTAAAGTTAAGATCAAGCAGCTATTCACTTATGACCTAGTAGCAGATCCTGGCTTCGAGAATGCCGAACTAAAGAGAGTTAATGAGTCTTATGGATTCAGCAACGATGATGGCATCTACATTTATGAAATGGGCGGAGAGGCTAACATTCTAGAAAACAATTCAGAACAAGAAAACACAAATACTCAAATAAAAGAAAATCAAAACATGGCAGAATTTGTAAAGGCTGAAGACTTTAACAAGTACTCTGAGTACCTTGCTAAAGAAATAAAGTCAATCAAGGAGGCTATCGACGCAAGGTCTGAAGAAGAAACCACAGGTGTCGATGAGAAAATTACTAAAGTGATTGGTCACAGCGACCATATCGCAGAAAGCGTTAACAAACTTGAAAAGTACGTTAGCTATGTGGCTGAAAGACTAGATGAGTCTATTCAGTACACCGAGCATGTTGCAGAAAAAACAGATCAAGGTATTCAATACTCTGAAGCTCTAGCTGAAAAACTAGACGAAGGTATTCAGTATACAGAGCATGTTGCAGAAAAACTAGACGAAGGTATTCAGTATACAGAGCATGTTGCTGAAGGAGTTTCAAAACTAAAAGACTTCGCTAACTATCTTGCAGAAGCTCACAATGAGAATACAGTATCAGGTGAGAACCTTATCGAGTATGTTAACTACTTAAAAGAAAACATGCAGTCAATTTCAGAATACGCTGAGTACATTGCTGAATCTATCAACGAAAACTTAGTAGTTGAAGAAGAAGGTAACGTTGAAGGTGAAGAAGCTGGCGTTGAAGGTGAAGAAGTTGTTAAGAAAGACGAAACCGAACTTGAAGAAGTTGGAGACAACTCTGCAGAAGGTAACGTAAGTGCTGATGGCGAAGAAGCTGGACAAGAAGCAGAAGAAGGTGCTGAAGGTGCTGCGGATGGTGTTGATGAGCCAGAAGAAGTACACTCAGAAGAAGATAAAGGTACTCAAGAAGAGGCTGATGATGAAATGCCAGAAGACGAAGGCGAAGATGGAGCTTCAGATCCATTAGAAGCTTACAAGAAAGAAGTTTCTTCTAAGTTAGACGCACTAGTTGAAAGCGCAACTAAAGCTGAGAATGAGAATCCATCATTCTTTAGAATAGTATCTTCAACAACTCAGTCTAAATACAATGAGCTTAACGAAGCTGCAAAAACTGAAGTTAGACAATTTGTTTCTAAGAGAGGTTTCATGACAGAATCTGAGATTGTTTCTCTAATCGAAAAATCAAACATGATTGTTGAGTCTAGACAGGCGCAACCATTCGTACTAGAGACAATGCCAGCAGAATACACTGAAGTATGGTCAAACCTTTCAGAAGCTAAGCAGAATCAAATTTTAGCTCAGTCTAAGTATCACAAACTAGAAACAGAATACCAAGTAAGAAACTTCTGGCAAACTAGAGATCTAAGAGAAACTGCTCCAGTAATGGAGAAGATCGAAATGATTAAAGAGTCGAAAGAAGTTGAAGAGAACAAAGGTCTTGGATATGATGTAACTGGTTACGCTGAGCAATTCAAGAAGAGATTTAACAAATAATCTATCTGTTCATTCTATAAATTTAAGGGGAGAGTGTTAATTCACTCTCCTTTTTAACTCTTGCAAAAAGCAAAAAATTAAGAAGATATATAAACTGATCGACGAATAGGGCGAAAGAAGCAGAAAGCCCATCGAATGTCGAATAAACAAACAAAAAAAGATCATTCAAAAATGGCAAATTTAATTAACGAAGCTGAGATCAGAAACACTTGGGCTCCTATCATTGAGGAAGCTACAGGTATTACTGAATCTAACAAGCTTGCATGGATGTCTGAGTACTGCCACAATCACAAGCTGTACGAAGACGCAAACATTATGGCACTTAACCCAGGTATGAACTTAGCTGGTATGGGCGCAGTATCTTTCCCAGCTAACGGTAGCACAGCTAACGTAGGTGGTTCAGGTGCAAACGGTTCAGGTGACAAAGCTCCAACATTGCTTCCTTTAGCAATGCAGGTTGCTGCTCAAACTATCGGTCTAGACTTAGTACCAGTAGTACCAATGGCAGGTCCAATGGGATTACTTTCTTACCTAGACTACACTTACGAAGGTGGTGTTGTTAACGCAGTATCAAACGGTGCTGACGGTACTGTAGCTCCAACTTACGTAAAAGCTTCAGGTGCTGGAACTGCAGACATCGCTGCTGTAACTGGTGGTGCTAACGATCACGGTGACTACGAATTCGTAGGAACTTCAAGAATTGACGGTAAGTCAATCTTTAAAGTAGGTACTATAGATAGCTCTAACGCAACTGTAGCTGCTGATTTAGAAGATGCTGGTGCTGATTCTGGTTCAGTTGAACTAGTAAAAGCTATGGAAGATCACATCCCAGGATTTACTGGTGATGCTGATACAGACGGTAACGCTCTTCCTTTCTCAAGAGAAAAAGGTGAGTCAACTAGAGACAAGCTAATGGGCTTAAGCCTATTCAGCAAGTCAGTTGCTGCTGAAACTTTCCAAGTTGCTGCTGGTGTAACTAGAGAGCAAGTACAAGACCTAAAACAATTCGGCGTTGACGCTGTTGCTCAAGTAGAAGCAGTATTAACTAACGAATTGACTCAGTCTATCAACGACTACATCTTGAAGTCAATGAGAAATCTTGCAGCTACTAACACTACTGACAACCCATTCTCAGCTGCTATCGACCTATCTCCAGCTGGTAACTATGGTGGTGAAACTAGAGGTGAAGCTCACAGAAGAATCTTAACTAACGTTCTTGCTGCAGCTAACTTTATCGCTAACAAAGGTAGAAGAGGTGCTGGTAACTTCGCAGTAGTTGATGCTAAAATCGCTTCAGCTCTACAAGGTATCGCAGGTTTCGTACCTAACCCAATGGCTAACACGTTCAACCAAGTTGCAGGTGCAATCTACCCAGTAGGTTCTGTAGCAGGTATCAACGTTTACACTGACCCTAGACTTCCTTTCAACGGAGGTTACCTAGGTGATTCTGCTGGTACACACAGAATCCTAGTAGGTAGAAAAGGTGACGGTAACTCAGCTGGTCTAGTATTCATGCCTTACCTAATGGCTGAATCAGTACAAACAATTGCTGAAGGAACTATGGCTCCTAAAGTAGCTGTTAAGTCTAGATTCGCATTAGTTGAAGCTGGATTCCACCCAGAAACTCAATACGTTGAGTTCAAAGTTAGCAACGTTGAACTATAATCTTTAACTAGATAAAACGTTATAATAAAGAGAGGCTCTCATTCGAGGGCCTCTTTTTTGTTTATAGAAGTCTGATATATAATACAAAGATACTAAAAAAATAAGAGTATGATGAAGCTTAAGAATAAATTAATGCTTTTTGAAGAATTTGCTGAGACGAGAACTGCAGTAGATACTAAGGTTAGCAATGTTGACGTTAAACAAAATGTTGATGTTAATGTAGATGTAAAACCAGGCATTAGAACAGATATTGTAAAAGACGTTGATACCATTATTAACAAACTTGAATACCTTGCAAATAACATGGAAGATGTTGAGGAATTTGCAAATGAATCACAACTCAATGAAGGTACTGTAGATCAGATTGTGTCAGCAGAGTTATATATGATTCCAGTAATTGCAGCTGGTGTTGTTGGAGCTGCTGGTGTAGGTGTTGGAATACTGATTAAAAGAGCAGTTACTAAAGCTAAAATTAGAGCTAAACACAAAAAAGTGGTTAGAGCTAATAAGATAAAAGCTGCAAAGATGGAGATCTACGTAAAAGAGCTTAGAGACTATAAGAAGCAAGACTTTGATGATAGATCAAGACAGAAGGTTCAAGAATTTAACAAAAAAATCGAAGAGTTAAGACAGGCAGCAGAAGATATGAACGGCGCTCTGATTGAAAAGTACCCAAAGTATAAAGATTTTATAGGCACTCTAAATTCTGAGGTTAGAATGGAAATCGCTCAGTTTATGTTAGACTCAAAACTTCTTACAGATACAGAAAAAGAAAGATACCAAAAGACTTACCGTAATGCAGTAAGATCACTAGATAGAAGATTAAAGAAGGCTGAAGAAGAAAAGAAAGCCGCAGAAGAAAAGGTTAAGAATGCTTCTAAAGAAGACTTAGCCAGAATTGAGGCTGAAAAGGAAAAGCTTCAACAAGAATTTAAAGATAAAGAAGAAACTGAAGATAGCGAAGCTTAATCTAATTTACGCTTAGCATTCTTCTTTGCAAGATCTAGGAACTCCTGTCTCTCATTGAGCAGGAGTTCTTTACATTTACGGCGAAACTCAATTGAACTCTTAAGAATCCTGCTGTCGACCATTGGAGCCTTTAAGACATCATGGTATTCTGGATGCACAAAGTTTTCAAGATCAAAATTCATAAACTTAGACTTGATTGGTTTGCCGCTGAGCGCACATTGCCAGTCGATTGTATTAGCACTCTCTTTTAAGCCATTAATGTCAACAGGCGCGTTAGAATGCCAATCAAAGTATGTTTTGTAAGAGGTACTATCCTTTGTGCTGACTTTCTGCATTCTAAGGACGCAGTGAATAAACTGGTCATCACCAGACCACTTCTTGATATTGCGGTTTTCAACCAAGAATCTACGGTGCTTTTTCTGAAGAGGCTTCAGTTTAATACCATATCGGTTGATTGGATAACTACCACCGGTTCTCTCAATTCTAATGTCAGCGTAAGATCTAGCCATATATACTATCTATCAGTGAAACTAAGAGGCCAGCTTTCATATAAGATACAAAAGTAATTTATATGCAGTCAATAAACCAGCTCTTCACAGAGAAGTATCGTCCAAAAGATTTAAGCGAGTTGATCTTACCAGATCGTGTAATGAATAAGTTTAAAGATGGCCTAGTTCAGAATATGCTGTTTGCAGGTAGTCCTGGAACTGGTAAAACATCAGCAGCTAAAGCAATCGTTAATCAGTTTGAATTGCCTTATCTTTATATTAACGCATCAACAGATACTTCGGTTGACGTGATTAGAACTAGAATCACTGACTTCTGTTCAACGGTTTCAATTATGGACAAACCAGGCAGCTTTAAAGTTGTAATCCTGGATGAGGTTGACGGTGTATCTGATCAGTTCTTTAAAGCGCTGCGCGCAACAATGGAAACATTCGCAAGTAACAGCCGCTTTATTGCAACATGTAACTACATCAATAAATTACCAGATCCAATCTTAAGCAGATTTGAAGTAATTAACTTTGACTTTGACAAGGAAGAAGAGGCTGAATTGACTAAGAAATATATCAAGCGTGTTTATAACATCTGTAACCAAGAAGAGATGACAATTGAAAAACCAGCATTAGTTGAGTTTGTACGTCGTAACTTCCCAGATCTAAGAAGCACCTTGAATAAGCTACAAGGCTATAAAACACAAGGCACAAACCATATTACTGAAGCAGAAGTTAAACGCTTCAACTCAGTCTATAAAGATGTTTTTGATCTAATCTTTAACGAGACAGATCCAGCTAAGAACTATCAGCTCTTGGTAAGCAATTACGCTTCAAAGACAGATGACATCTTACAGACACTAGGCGATGACTTTGTCGAATATATAAAACAAGAAAGATCTCAAAGCGTAAAACATATACCACAGATCATTATTACAGTGGCTAAGCACCAAGCACAAAGAGTCCATGTAATCGATCCTGTTGTAACCATGTTAAGCTGTGTATACGAGATCCAGACTATTGTAAGAGAATAACAAGATTTTTGTAAAATAATTTTTCAGTGTCAAATATTTTTATTATATTTGTACTGTAAGTAAAAGATAACAATATGAAGGTGGGAAAACATACACTATTAATAGACGGCAACTACTTTGTCTTTAGCCGCCTTTTTGTTCTGCCTAAACCTAAGAGCGGTATGCTTCTAGGTGATGATAAACAAAAAGCACAGTTTATGCGTAAACTGTCAATTGACTTTGCATCTGAGATGCGCAAGCTTAAATGTTTTGTGGATGACGTTGTCATTGCAGTTGACTCTAAGTCTTGGCGTAAAGACCTATACCCAGAAGCAGAATACAAAGGTACTAGAAAACAAAAGAGCGACGTAGACTGGACATCAGTTTACTCAATTTATGAAGAATTCCAAAAGATCATGCAAGAGCATGGTGTAACAGTACATCAGATCAGCGGTGCTGAAGCAGATGATGTTCTCTTTGGTTGGTCAACAATGCTGAACGATCGCGGCAAAAGCTGTATCGTTTGGACTGGTGACCGTGACTTAATCCAATTAGTTAATCATTCAACTGCAAACGACGCACATACAATCTGGTACTATAACACTAAGAGAACTCTGTATGCATATCCTGGCTTTGTTGAAGACATGGAAAAGTCTGCAGCACAGAAAATGGATAGAGACGACATGTTATTCAACATGGGCGGCCAGCATATGCTTAGAGACGATTATCAGACTAGAATCTTAGACTGGGTAAAAGAAAATAAAGTTACAATTGAAGAAGTTGACTGTGATCGTTTTATCTTTACTAAGATGCTTGTAGGTGACAAGTCGGATAACATCCAGTCAGTTGTGACTTGGCAGAAAGAGATGAAGAATGGTAAGTTGAGAACCTACTCAATTACTGATAAGATGGCTGATAAGATCTACGATCAGTTTACAAAAGAACATGCAGATTTTACAATCGACTATCTATTCTCTACCGAACATAAAGACGCACTCTCAGACATTATCTATAGAGTTGTCGGCCACAGTAATACAAACTTGATTAAGGCTGGCCTGACTAAGAATATTGCATTGATGTTGTTACATACTAGAACTATTCCAGATGCTATTCAGAAAGCTATCTTTGCAGCCATTGAAAATGACTGGGAAGGTGCTTTAAACAACGTTGAAACTCTACTTGAAATGGATAAGATCCTAGCAGGTACCGATTGGCTAGAGAAGAAGCATAATGCTGGTCCAGATGTATTTGCAGGTATGGATATTCCAGAAGAAGAGCCTGTAAAGCCGATGAAACTGGTTGGTAAAAAGAGCACGGACAGAGAAACAAAAGCAGCACCTAAGACTAAAAACTTAAACAAATTATTCTAATGCATACTTTACAAGAAGAGATTACGATACAAGAGATTTTAGCTGAGGCTAATGCACATGGTTTAAGGCTAGAAGTCAAAGAGAGTGCTGAAAAAATATGGAAAGAACGTTCATCCGTCTCAGAATTTACTTTACTGGATGCTTACCATTTAGCATTTTTAGACTGGATAAAATAATATGTTAGACGAAACTAAACTATTTGACTTCGTAAAGATCATGTTTACGAAGCGAGATCAATTTGATAAAATTAAGAACCACAACAAGAAGCGCCATCACTTTATGATTAATCGCTTCTTTGCTATTAAGTTCCCAAGTAACGCTAATCTCTTTAATCACAACGGGATCAACGGAGCTGCAGTTGTAGAATCTTGGAGCATGGTCGCTATGCGATTTAAGTCTGTGCCCGGCTGGTGGTACACTAAAACTAAAAAGGCTAAGACCACGGCCAAGGATAAATATACTCCAAGCGAAGGCGCCGTTAGAATCTATATGGAGAAGAACGAAATTGGCAACAGAGAGTTTAAAGAACTTGAGCAGTTTGCCAAAGAAAGTCTATACGCCGACTTAAAAAAGATTGAAGAGCAGGTTGATGTTTACTCAAAATAAAGATACATTTTCAGAAGTTGTAGATATTACACTCTACAAGTATAACTCAATAGATTTAAAACTATGGGGCTTACTCAAGCGCCATTATAATTCTAAAGAGTTAGCTAAGGAGTCAGTCTTAATTTCCGCAAATGATCTTAAAAATGTAGTTAACGAATACTTCTATGATGATCTAAACAGAATAGACTCAGTCGGTGAAAGTCTATTACACAAAGAAGCGACTACAATCTACTTTATTAAAAAGATTTTTGAGAATATGACTAGTCTTAGATGGCTTAAAGTCAATCTCAATAAGAACATGAGCTATAAACGCATAGTTGAGATCGAGCAGATTAAAACTATCAAGTTCAGTATTAAAACACTAAGAGGTACTTTCAGAGTCTTTGACCATTTTAACAGCCATCAAACTTATGTTATTAATAAGCTTTTAAATAAGATGGATCTGTTAAACTCAGGTGAATATTTTAAAGTAGTTAAGACTAATGAGTTAATGAATAAGATTGATAACTATCTTGTTGCAAACAACACAAATGAAATCTTCACTATACTCAATGCTATGATACAATATTTTGAGGCATATGAGACTGATAACCCAGAAATACTTTTAATCACTGATATTGAGTCTGATATATAAACAAAATACAGACTTAAGCCTCAATGGTAAATAATTTTACAGCAGACCAGATCGGTGATGTAATATATGCAAAGCTAGAAAATCCATACTTAAACGTACAGAATGTTTTAAGCTGGACATCAGTTGTTGGTGTTAGTACACCAAACACTTCAGGTACTCTTAACTTTGTAGCTGCATCCACCACAGTTACCGGCACAAATACGAACTTAAACCTAAGCTCAGGTGATCAGTTTATCGTGGGTAACGAATACTATACAGTCGATCAAGTAGTTGACGCGAATACGTTTACAGTTATCGAAGCACCTACGTTTACGGCAAGCGGTCTAACTTTCTATTTACCAGAAGACGCAAATAATCTTTTTACTTATCAATACCGTTGGTCACAGGGTGAAGAGCCTGGTGAAATGAGCCAGCTATTGCCTTTGACGACTAACAACGGGCCTTATGATCTGTTAGGACTTAACTTTAACCCAGATCAACCACTCTGGATTGAACTTAGACTGGAAGTCGATAGATTGAGCAATGTTAACAAGATAACACTACTCTCATTGACGTATGAATTGAGTACTGCAGCAGGTACAATTATCAGCTGTCCAGAATTCTGTGGCGAGTGTGTAGATCCTTATGCAATGACAGGATGTGCAAACATTATCGCAGAATGTACAGATGAGATGTGGGATCCTTATGCCTTGACTAAGCCAACTTCAGTCTATCGTCAGATTTCAGACGTTTCAACTGAAATGTGGGGCCATCCAGTAAAATACTTTAGAGTTGAGCCGGATAATCGCAGCCGCGACGTAATCTTGAAAGAGTATTCACTCTATAACGTAAAAGAGTCGGCCGAGTTAAAGATCATGGTACCGGGCAATGAGTTCCCGACAAGAGAGTTCAACTACGACATTTTTGGTATGGGCTTTGATGAGTTTGAAATTCATCTAACCAAGACTCAGTTTGAGAAAGCATTTGGTATTGGACCAAGTCCACGTAGCAGAGACTATCTCTATTTCCCGAGAATTAATCGCATGTATGAAGTAAACACTGTTGCATATGCTGATGAATTTAATCTGGAATTAACTTACTGGAAGTTAATGTTGCGCAAGTATGAAGAACGTACAAGCAACATCCATGAGGACACACAAGTCGAACAAGAACTTGCAGATCTAACAGTTGGCCAAGAAGAAATCTTTGGTGAAGAGAGACAAGAAGAATTCGAGAAGGTAACTAAACCAACACAGTACAAAACTGTATTTGCTGAGGTCGGCGACGGCGTTAGAGCTAGACTACACAAGAAACTTACAATCTCAGATGCTGAATTAAGAAATCAGTGGACTGTAGTCTCTAAGAACAATTATGATCTAGACTCAACTCCGGATAAATCAATGGAACTTGTAGCTTACAATAAGGTTTCAAGCTTAACAGAGGAAGAGAATCTTGCAGTGACTATTTGGTTTAGACCAAAGCTGGTTGATACAACAGAACAGGTTATCATCGATGGCTATTCTAATCAAAATGGTTTAAAAATAACAACCAACGGCTCTAGCATTAAAGTCTATCTAAACAACGGGACACATATATTCGGTAGTGCTTTAGCACTTGAGAATAATGTTTGGTATGGTCTAGTCTATAATCTAAGCAATAAGTACAAGCAGATGTCTTGTAATTTATATCGTCTAGATCCTAATAGCAACAGACAGGCACCTAGCAACTCTAGTAAAACTCTAGTTTCTAAACTAAATCAAACCAAGTCGTTTACGAATGCTCGTACCTGGGAACCTACTAAGAACTGGATGTTACAACCAGCTAAACTAGATGTCACCAATATTCGAATCTTTGGCCAGACAATAGGTCAAAATCAACAGATGAATGTCTTACAGCAGTATGTTGTTAGAGACTCGCAGTTAGCACATGTAATCGACAATGCTATTCCTTCAATTCAATTAAGAAGGTACAGTCAGTCTAGATAATCTAGATATATAGCATATAAAAGCACAACTTATGAGCGAAGATAAAAGAAGTATATCTGAGCAGGCAGACGAGATTAGACGTGAACTTGATAATCTAATCGGTGACGAAGACTCAATTGACGTTGAGTCTGATCCAAGAGACCTGCCAGCAACACAGAGAAACACACAACTAATGGCTCCGGCTAACTATGGTGAGATGAAAGCAAGCTCAACCAAGAAGGCCAAGAAGACCATTACAAGTCTAATGAAATTCTATCTCGATGCAGATATTATCGAGAAAGATGAATATATTCAAGCCAAAAAGAAGATGGATGAGATGACAATGTCATCATTAATCTATCAGCTCCAAGCTGGTGAAAGAGCCCTGACTACATTACTACAAACAATTGACGATGGTGAATTAGCACCAAGAATGTTTGAAGTACTTGCAACTCTGCAGAAATCAATGTTAGACATCATCAAATCTCAAACCATGTACCTGATGGCAGCTGAAGAGGCTACTAAAAGAATAGCACGTGATATTGAGATCTATAAGAAGAGAGATGACAAACGTGAGATTGAAGAAGCCGGTGGTGACAGTAGCAGCAGAAACGTACAGCGTGGAACTAAAGACCTAATGCATGCCATCCAGCAAGGTATTAACCAACAAGACATTGAAGACATCGAAGATGTTGAAGATGTAGAAACAGATGAAATATAAAGATGAGAAAAGTACAATTATTTGAAGGTTTTGTTAATGAGGACACACGTTTAAAAAGTTTAGGTAAGTCAACTTCTAAATTCTTTAAAGCTCTTGCAAAAGAGAGTAAAGAAACTAAAGATGCCTTTTCTAAAATCTACAGATCCGTAAGACATGGAGAAGAGATAACAGACGAAGAGCGCACAGAAATTGGCAATCAACTTAAAGATGTATTAAAGACTATTGGGTTAAGTGCAATAGCAGTTATGCCAGGTGGCTTAATTGTTGGCCTTTTACTCAAAGCTCTAAAAATACAAAAGATGGTTATCCCATCTAACTTCATGTACCTAGTTGACGAAAAAGAAGACTAAGAATGAGCGATTACGTAGGAGATAACAAATGGATCCCAAAGGGTGAATCTGATGTGGACTCGGACCGTATTGTCTGGTCTACTAAGCAGATTAATGACCTTTTGTTAGCACTTGACCAAGGGTATAGACCTAAAGTGAAGATGCCTTTCTATGAGGGTAAACAATTCCTGCGCCGAGGTAACATCGTCTTTGAATATACCGACGCTGAGATTTCAGAGCTGGCAAAATGTGCCACTGACATTGTCTACTTTGCAGAGAAATATGCAGTAGTAATGACAGATGATGGAATTAAAAACGTTATGCTGCGTGACTACCAGAAGCGTATGTTACGTAATTTTCAACATGAACGTTTTAATATTGTACTAGCATCCAGACAGATGGGTAAGACAATTACAGCATCAATCTATAATGCATGGTACTTAATATTTAATACAGATAAGAATACACTAATTCTGGCAAACAAGTCAGATACTACAAAAGAAATTATTGATAAGACTAAGGTTGTTGTTGAGAACTTACCTTTCTTTATGAAGCCTGGTATTATCAAGTATGATGTAATGAACGTGCGATGTGACAACGGTTGTCGCCTGGCCGGTCAATCAACTACAGCAAAAGCAGGTATTGGTTTTACCATTCATAACCTGTTCCTAGATGAGTTCGCACATATTCACCCTGCGATTGTAGATGCGTTCTATGAAAACGTTTATCCAACGCTTTCAGCATCTAAGGTATCAAGGATCACGATTACTTCAACACCAAATGGTTTTAATAAGTTCTATCAGATCTATGCTGCTGCGGAACGAAATGAGAATGAATATCACCCAATGCGAATTGACTGGTGGGAACACCCAGACAGAGATGATGAATGGTACAATAGAGAGCTCGCGAATTTAGGTTCTATTGAAGCTTTTAATAGACAGTATGGTAATGAGTTTGTTAGTTCATCTAATTTACTCTTAGACCCGGTTGACTTAAAGAAGATGCGTAAGTCAAAAACAAAATACGTCAGTCGAGAGCTAGATCAATTCGAAGATATTAGCATTGATGTGGAAGGCTTCTTAGAATTCCACCCAGATTTTGACGTTGAAGAGTGTAGAACCGAAGATCGCTACTGGCTATTTACAGTAGATATTGCTGAAGGTAACGGTGGTGACTTCTCGGTAATTAATATCTTTGAGATTCAACCGATGACCACCAAAGAGATTAACCTGGTAAATAATCCAGGTGCAATGTATGACTTTTTTAAACTAGAGCAGGTTGGTCGTTTTAGAAGTAATGAACATGTGATTGAAGACTTTGCAAAGATACTTTATACTTTAGCAGTTGAAGTCTTCTACAACGAAAACGTGAAGATGATTGTGGAATACAATACTTACGGTACAGTCTTATTCAAATACCTATCAACCGTGTTTCCACAAAGAAATGACTTTGACGATGAGATGATTGTAAGATTTAAACACAGACATGATTCTAGAACTCTTAAACCAGGTATTAAATTAAAAGCAGATAATAAAGCAATTTTCTGTCAGAACTTTGCCAAATTATACAAGAACAATAGAATAAATATAACAGACGAAGAAACAGTACAAGAAGCTAGTCTTTTTGGTAAAGGTAGAAGTGGTGGTTATGCAGCTCAAATGGGACATGACGATATTATCATTACTGCCATTACTGCGACTGAATTTTTAAACACAACTGACTACGCAGACTACATTGAAGAACTACTTGACGTGATTGATGATAGCCTACACACAGAGATGGAAAGAGTACTCTATAAAGACAATGACGCACAAGGAGATTTACAATTCGATATTTACGATCTACTGAAGTAAAAAACGTGAGTAGCACAGATATATAAACAAAGAATCTAAAAAAAAAGAACAAATAACAATGGCATTAAGTCCTCAATTACAACAGTTCAAGAGCTCAGGCGTATATCGTCTAGAGTTCGACAAATCACAGACGGTTAATATTCCTTCTGAGACTATTAGACTAGTTGTTGGTCGTTCTAAAAAAGGACCTTACAACACACCAGTCTTAATCGAAGATACTGAGCAGTTCGTTCAAGTATTCGGCGGTATTGACAAGTCTTTAGAAAGAAAAGGAATGTTCTTCCACAGATCAGCGCTTGAAGCTCTTTCAAGAGGCCCAATCTTGGCAATGAACCTAACCGCAAAAGACGAAAACGATCTAATCAACGGCGTTTCACCAGTAACTGCAGGTGGCGATCAAGGTCTAACTGCTGCAACTCTAACTGATGAGTTTAGCAAGGCTTTCGATACCGGTAAGTTCTGGGCACCAGATGATGAAAAAGTACTAGCAATAGCTGGTAACACTACAGCATCTTCAACAAACGCTCTTACTTTCGTAAACATTAAGCAAGATCCAATCACAATCATCGTTAGACAAGCTGCAAACACAGACGGTTTTAACGTAACAGCAAGAGAGTGGTATGGTGAAGGTAATGTACCAGAAGGTGTAGATCCACTAGAATACGTATCAGACTATATGATCGACGTATTAGTATTCAAAGGTAAGTTTGATTCAACAGAATTAAACAACGATCCAGTTTACGGTGCAATGTTTACAGGTGATGGTCTTAGAAAAGATCTTCTATCTAACTTCACAGCACTGAGAGAAGTTGAGTTAATAGCTCAATACACTGGTTCAATGATTCCAGAATTCTTAGACAACGAAGGTCGTCAGCTTTACATCGAGACCCTAATCAATAGAGAGGCTAGAAGAACTGGTCTTTTCTGTGCGGTTAATGAAGATGCAATTGCAGCAATCGACATGGTTGGTGTAGACTTTAACATCTACCAAGACTATGAATTACTATCACACTTAGTAGTACAAGAAGACGTAAATAACGGTGTTGTATTAACAGATGGCGTTAACCCTGATGGTAGAATCGTTGAAATCACTGCAGGTGGTGATATGATTATTAGAAACATCACTGCAGCTCAGCTACAAGCAATTGGCATTGAAGCAGGAGAATGGTTATACTCAGAAATCGCAGATGAATACGTACAGATTGACGTAGTTACAGATGACGGTACTGATTCTACTCTAACAATCGCAGGTAGTGATGCTCCAAGCAAGTCTATCTACGAAAACTTTAGCGCAGTAGCTGCTCCAGCTGCATTTAACTCAGCAGTTCTAAGTATCAACAACGATGGTGAACTAGAGATTACTGCAGCGGGCGTTTCAGCATCATGGGTTGCTAACGACGTAAACAGTACAACATTCTTACCTTCAGAAAACTTAGGTGAGTACGTTAAGATTGCTAACATCGATACTTCAGATCCTAATAAGGTTGTTATTTCACCAGACGGTAACGACGGCTTCTCAGCTTCAGTATTCTCTGGACAAACAGCAGTTGCATTAACGTCTTATTCAAGAGCAGTAACTGGTGATACACTTAACAATCCATTTAACGTAGTAACAATTGGCGCAAACGCAAGAACAGCTGTTTTCCCAACAGGATGGACATTCTTAGACAAAGGTGCGGGTATCTTCACAATGTCTAAACTAGTTCTAGCAGGTGGTTCTGAACCAGCGTTCAACCCGAACTACAATCCACTAGATTCAGATAGCGAGATGATGCACATCAAAGTTGGTATGTACTTACCAACAAATGCAGATCAAGGCGATTTGGCTAGAATCAAGCAAATTAAGAAGTTAACACCAGTAGTTGACGGTAACGGAGACACAGAATACTCATTCGAGTTTATCTGTCACAGAAACATGTCAGTTGAGCCAGAGTATGCTCTTAGATCATACGAAGAAGCAACTGAAGTTTACAAGATGTTCCCGATCGAAGGTGCAACTCAAACTGATAAGACAATTGCAGAGCTTTTAACAATGTTAAAGCCAGGTAACGGTCTTTCTAATACTCTTATCGACAAAGACGCAATCGACTTCAGATACGTTGTTGATACATTCGGTTCATTAGAAGCTGGCGGTATCTTAAACAAAGAAGAAATTGCTCAACTTTGTAAAGAGAGACAAAATGCAAGTGCGATCTTGAATGCACCGATGGTTAAAGAACTTAAAAACTCTGAAAACCCATCGTTCATGAATGAGTTTACCGGTGAATTTGAAACAAGATACGTTGGAACAGGTGGTAACTTAAACCTTAACCCAACTGCACTATACACTCTACCTTCACTAAACGAAGGCGCAAACTTTGCGTTCTACTACGGTCCAGGTCTGAATGTATTAGAGAACGGAAGAACTAAAGTAATTCCACCAGCAGCATACGTATCAAACAACTACATCGACAAGTATTCTGACGCTCTACCATGGTCAATCGTGGCAGGTCCAAGAAGAGGTGTTGTAGGTGGTACTGGCGTACAAGGTGTTGAATTTGCGTTCGACAAGAATGACAGAGACGTACTTGAGCCATTTGGTTACAACCCAATCGTATTCGAAAGAGGAGTTGGTATTGTAATTAAAGGTAACAAGACTGCTCAACAGTCAATCCAGTCAGCTCTTTCATCAGCTCACGTAAGAGAAGCAATGATCTACATCGAAGACGGTCTAGCTGCAATCTTACAAAACTACTTGTTCGAGTTTAACAACGCACAAACAAGATTAGAGATCCAAACTCTAGCTGACAACTTCATGGAGTCGGTTAAGAAAGACGGTGGTGTTTACGACTATAGAAACATTATGGACACTACAAATAACACTAACGAAGTAATCGATAACAACATGGGTATCTTAGATACATACGTTGAACCGGTTAAAGGTCTTGAAATTCTTGTATCACGTGTTACTATTTTGAACACTGGTGAAATCGCAACAGGAAACTTTGCATAAGAAACGAAAGATATATAAAATAAAAGAAAGATAAAAATGGCTTTACCACATTATTCAGAAGACCAAACCAGCAAGAAAGGTAAGCAGTTCGAACCAGTACA